GATAGATAGTAAGACAACCCAGCAACAAAACAAGGATAAAACCTAAAAGGCATATCTATATTGTTAGTTGCAGCATCTGCATCATCCATTCTTACAATTTTATTAAATACTAAAACATCAGTAGAATTTTCTGGCGCAGGCCATACTTTTAATATTGGAACTATTGATTTATCTAAAAAATACTGAGTTGGTCTAGACTGTGTTTCTTTGTTAGGTATGTTTAAGTACTCAGATCTACCAACTCTGCTAATAGAAATGTCTGTTTGAACATTATTAACCGTTCTCCTAACCACTACATCTAGAATATCTATTATGTTAGCGTTAAGTGTGTATTCGGTAGTGCCTTGAGTAACGGTTTGTGTAGCTTGTTCTATTGTCCACTGGTTTAAGCCTCGATTGGCCCATTCTGCCAACATTAAATTTACACTTCTAACTGCTGTTTTTAAATCATATCCAGTTCTAAGCTCTAAACCGCATCTTTCGTAAGCTTCTTCTATAAACTCAGCTACATTTGGTTCAAAATCTGTACTGTTTGAAGTAGCCATTATTTTTTACGTTTTGGTGTTTTAAGAGATTTTTCTATTTGTTTTGCTTGTTTTAAATGAAGCCTTGAGGCTCCTTTCAACTCTTTAACAAGTTTTCTTTTTTGTTGAATTGATAGTTCAGTCATTATTCATCCTCGTTATACAGGTTATCAAAAACTCTGTTTACATCTAATGTGTAGTCTAAATCAGATTTTGAGTAATGTATATGTTGAGACGGTTTAAAGTCTGGCGCTCCCTCTCCTGTAACAAACCAAGCAGGATGCGTAACTCTCACTCTATTGTTTGGCAAAGCTACAATATTTCCTGTCCATTCACCAGCGTCTAATAGCTCTAAAACATGACTACTTTTATGTTGAGCTGGATCATCAGCAATTTCATTTTCAGCATAATCAACCGTAAAATAATACTTTGCTGGAAACATTTTACCGTCTATTTTTGCAAGCCAAGGACAAGGCGTAGCTCTATCTATAACGTATACTGAATTATGGTGTGAAGAACAATCCCAGGGTTGTGCGTCATATACTGCCATAGGCTTTGCAAAATCATCAACAAGAGTATCGGCAACTAATCCTGTAATTGGCATTCTTGCCCACATAGCACCACCATTTATATTACCCTCATCCCAATCTTCGCAATTAGATTCTTCTCCGGTAAATATTACATGAAAACTTAAACATCTAGTTGGCATTGTTGTAACGCCCACCGCCATAGCGTGTAAAAACTCACCATGATGTTTCTCATGATTATGGGTGTACTCTCTCCTTACCCAGCATTTAAAATGAGGTATGTTGTTGTATAAATACGCCACTAATTAGGTAATATCTTCTCTTCTGCGATTTGCAAAACCTGCTACTATAGATCCACCTTTTGACTTTTTCATCATAGGACCGCCTTTAGATTTCTTCATCATAGATCCACCTTTAGACTTTTTCATCATAGTTCCACCCTTGGATTTTTGCATGATACTTCCACCTTTAGACTTCATCATTTTTTTGCCGCCTTTAGAATTATATTTTCCCATTATTTTTTACCTTTTTTGGTTGTTTTTTTGACTGGAGCTTTTTTAGCCGGAGCTTTCTTTTTAGGCATGTTTAGATATATACGATCTTCTTTTACAGGTGCATCTGGTCTTACTTTTGCACTTAACCTAGCAGCTTCTTTAGCCTTCATTTTATCTTTGTTTGTCATAATTGCCTCTAACTTATAGTTGTTACTTTCTTTTTATCATTCATGACAGCTCCACAACCTTTAGCTACAAAGCCACCCCCATTAAGTTTTACACGGTTTTGTTTTCTCATGGCTTTTTCAATAGCCATACCTCTGTTTTCTTCGTAAGAACTAAGTTCTTTATCGTTATTTAAATCAGCTTTATCTGGGTTTTTAAGTTTTGTCATAATATTATTCTATCTTAATCTATTAGTCATAACAATTCCTTGACCACGAACTGAACCGCCTGTTGATAATTTTTTTCTGGTTTTTTTCTTCCAACTAATCCTAGCTGGTCCTTTTTTCTTTTTAGCAGCTGACGTACATTGTGCTTTGGTGGGCCTACAAGCTGGATAACTCTTTCTTTTCTCGCCTTTTTTTCTACCGCAAGGTTTGCCTGTTTTACAGTCTACCCATCCCGTACCGTCATTTTTAGAAAACCAATCTCTAAGCGTTTCTTTTCCCATTATCTTAGTCTATTGGTCATTACAGCGCCCTGGCCACGAACACTACCGCCTATTGCTTTTTTTACTCTTTTTTTGCTATTGCCGTAATTGGCTGCGCCAACTTTTCTGCATTGGACCAATCTACCGCTAGCGTATGCGCTAGGCCAAACTTTTGCACTACGCTTTACCTTATGATAACAAGCGTCTTTTTTGGTTTTCTTTTTAGCTGCCATTTAACATTTCCACCTTCGTCTTGCTTGACGTATTCTTGAGTTTGGATCGTTTCTAGTTTTAGCAGAACTTTTCTTTAGCTGGCCAAGAGATCTAGCGCAATAAGACTTACGCCTTTTTGCTGCTTTACTGCCTTTTGCAACCTTACCAGTTACAGCAGTTTTTAACTTAGACCCAGGATTTGCCTTTCTATAAGCACGAACACCTTTTTTAGTCATACCAGCCCCACTTTTCGTGGGGCGGTAATTAGCTCCTTTGCCTTTAGTGGTTTTTCTTATAGGCTTAGCTTTTCTTCTAGCTGTTGCCACTTGAGATTAAGCGTAATCTTTAATTAAAGTTAAAACTATAACGTACGAGTCACCGCTTCCAGCGCCTGTCGTAGTTAATTTTATATCTCCTGTTTTTCCACTTGCTGCTGCTGTATTTTGTATACCGCCAAAGCTTGTAAAGTCTTCGTCAGTTGTATAGTCTGCATTAAGATCCCAACAGATAGTATTAGTAGTAGCGTGCCACAAAAGTTTTACACTCATTCCAAAAGTAGAATAAACAATCTTGCCAAGCTTAACGCCTGTGCAAGCTTGTCCACCAGAGCTATTAGGCTGTAAAGCACTAACATCTACTTTTGTGACTGCACTTTCACCATTACCATCAGATGTGTTAGTAAGCTGTATAACAGCTATCCTATCACCATCTTGTATGGTTGTTGTTGTAACTGCATCTGCCATTACTTACTCCTATCTTTCAACCATTACATTGACGTAATCAATTGTCATAGTTTTTGCTACTGCTTCACCATTTTGAATGCCAAATGAAATGGTTAGATCTTCATCATTAGGAAGGTTAGTATCTGCAAGAACTAGAGGCTCTGCATTATTAACAGAGTAATGAACATTTGAAGTATTTGGGTCAATAAACCAACTTAAAGTAATAAATGTATCATTTGCCATAGTAGCAATACTTGACGCTGTAGTAGCGGTATTGTTTTTCTCAACAGCTAGATCAATTGTTGCTGCTCCATCTGCTTTAATGAAATAAATACCATCTGTTACATCAAGAGGAGAGGTATCAGTTATGTGTAATCCCATAACATAATCACTTTGAGTAGCATCACTTACTTTAAATCTGCTTGAAAAGAATGCTCTTTTTCCAGCAGCAAGTGTAAATGCTTCGCCTTTTAGCTGCAAGAAGTCTAGATCGTTATCTCCAGCTGCGTTGGTAAGCAATAAAGCTCCACCAGCGGATGAAGTAACTGCTTCTGTTGCACTACCTGTGCCAGCTTCAGTTGTAGTGATTGTCCAATCACCAGAGTTGTACGTCATAAAGTCATTAAAATAACCGTAGTACGTTTGATCCGATGGATATGGTTGAAACATCGGTAAGTCTTTTTTACTTTTACTAGCAACAGTATTACCTGCCCATAGTATTAGATTTTGAAAATGCGGATTAGCCATTATGAACTCCTTTTATTTGTATTAATGGAAACCTTGCGGTCCTCATCAAGCTAATTAACAAATTTTAGTTTAACTCTTGAATTATTTTAAAGCAAGAACAAAAAAAGGGGCCGTTAAGCCCCTTAGAAATTGTAGTTGAGTAAAAAACGCTACAATCAACCGTTCAATTAAGCTCCTTGAGAACCGTAAACGGCTCTGAAGTTAGAATATCCGAATGAATATCTCTCTCTAGCTTTGTATCTCATGTTTCCAGTATCGAAATCACCCTCTAATGCAGTTTGCATTGGAGATCTTTCAAAATACTTAAATCCATCAGGACAATCTGTTTTCAAGAAGAAAGCATCTGTATCTGTTAGATAATGATTTACAACATAGCCATCAGGAATCATTCCCTGATTTTTAATAGAGTTAATGTCGTTGTCAGAAGTACCAACTCTTCCAGGAGTTTGTAGCAGTCTGTCAGCAACAAATTGCAACTGAGGTGGAACAATTAATTTCATTCCTCTTAAAGCAATATTAAGACCTCTATCATCAGTTAATGTAGAAATGTTAATTAATGCATCTTCAAGAGAAGTTTCATTAAGATCCGCCATGGTAGTTGCTCTATTTGCTAGAGTTCCGCCTCCTCCAAGAGGATGCGAAGTATTGATTAACGATACACCATCGCCACCAGTTGTGTCGAACGCATTGTTCAGCACTGACGCAGCTTTGATTTGTTTAGTATTAGCCATAGATCTAGCTAATGCTTTAGTGTATCTAGCACCAAGACGATCATACAGATTATCTTCAACAGATTCTTCTGTTAGCGCGAATGCTAAAGCAACTGTTTCGTGGGTATAACGAGAAGTATATCCTTCGTTGGCATTGTCAAATCTGACTCCGCTTCCTTCTGATTTTACTTCAGCATTACCGAACCCAACGATTAAAGTTTCTTCTTCAAACGCTCTATCAGAACTCTCTGTGTCGTAGATTTCTGTGTGTTCTGCTTCGTACCTAGCATATTCCATACCGAACAAGGCGTTAAGGCCAGGCTCTAATTCTTTCGCTAATTGCGCTCTATTAATAGCCATTATTTATACTCCTGTAGGATCGACATAGAAATGCTCATTAAACTTAACTATAACGTTAACGTTAGCTGAACCTGTAGTACTGTTATCTGGATCAGAGCTAAAGCCCATGATTCTGAAAGTCGCAGTTGTTGCGGCTGTTGTGCCAGATAGCTCGACTGCCGACATACCAGTTTTGGTAGAGCCAGCGCTGTAAGCAATATCTGCATTTAAGCCAACATCAGTCTGCGCTGGAGAACCGGCGCTCTGAATTTCAAATACAGCATTAGGGTCATCTACCACAAACGCTACAATATCAGACGATACAGTGCCATTAGGAAAATGTGAACTAAAAATAGTTTCACCTGAAGAGTTTGTAAAAGAACAACCTCTAAAAATTCCTATAGACTCATCACCAGCACCGGATACTAAAATAGTACCTGCACTAGTCATTTTTACTAAATCGCCAGAAAAAATATTCCCAGAAGCGCCAGAAGCAATTTTATATTCTGTCATACCGCCATTAGCGACACCAGAACCTAATTTACCTACTACTCTTGCTCCAAAGGGTGCATTTTTGTTAGACATAATAAGTCACCTATATTATTTAAAATTAAAAAAAGTGATGATCAACCGCGTTGACCACCGCCAAAAGTTACTTTGCTTGTTCTTTCCGGTTTTAAAATCGGAGAGTTTGGATCTGATTCCTTTAATAAATCGTTGTCTACAGCATCTTGCTGAGTGTGCGCACGATCTGCGAAGTAGGAGTTTCTCTCTTCGCGTGTTTCGTTAGGAATCTTGGCCAATAGCAAACCACCAACTGCTACTACTCCCGCATGTTTACCGTCATCTAAGGTTGGAAGCTCGAATCCATCTAACTCTTCAGCTCTAACAAGGTCGAAACCTTCTCTAAGCCTGGATGTTACATTTTTTCTGTCTTCGCTACCTGCGAGTTCAGCTCTAATCCACCTGTAAGTGTACCCTTCAGGTGCGGGAGGAGTTTCCAACATTGATGGTGGACTCCAAGGTTTGCGAGCAACTTTAGTTTCTCGAGTGTCGGCAGAACGTGGGGTTCTGTTTAAATCTTTTTTATCTTCTGTCATAGTTTTACCTTTTAACGTATTTAGCGTACTCACCCAGTGGTACGTTTAATCTTTTAGCCATTTGAACTTCAGCTGGAGACAATTTGACTTGTCTTTTATTTGAGCCAGTATTACCAGCTACTCTTCCTGCCGAAGCCACCTTTTGTTGAGGCTTAGATTTAACAGAAGATTCCGTAAACTTCTGTGGGAATTCATTACGAATTCTCTTATCAACCTCACTATAGTACTCTGAAGAACCTTCGTCAAATCCTTCATCCACTAATTGATTGTTAATTGCCATAGCTCCCATGGTCATTACTTCATCTTGACCAAACCATTTATTGTTATCAACCCATTCTTTATCTCTTCCAACTAACTCTGGAACAGTATTTTGTGGAACTTGATTTTGTTGCATTTGATTAACAGGATAATTTTGATAATTAGCTTGTTGTTCAGCTTGAACATTTTCTTGGTGTGCCAAATGATTTTTTGAAACACTTACTTTGTTTTCTTCGACTGCAATTTTAGCTAACACTTCATTAGCTTTAGCAACCTTATCGTAATCTGCAACCTCATGCGCATTTTTTAATGCCGCCATGGCTTGTGATTTTTGAGACTTTAATCGACTTTCTGCTTCCTGTAGATATGATTTATCTAAAGTAGAAGATCTAGTTTTTAACTGTTGATTTTCTTCTGAAATTCTTTTGGCATACTCATAAGCAGATTCTTGTCCTCTTTCTGCTTCTCTTAATTTACGAGTTAAGTTGCCAATTCTTTTTTTAACTTTTTCAGAATAGTCTTCTAGCTCTTCAGCAGATTTTTCTTCTGGCTCGTCAGAAACATCTTCAATAGCTTTGTCAGCTTCTTTGTCAGGTTCTTCGGTTGCAACAACATCTGCTATTTTTCCACTGGGTTTTTCTTCAGGTATCTCTACCTCTACAATTTCACCCTCTTCTACTATTTCTTCGTTCTTTGCTTGTTCGCTCATATTTACTCCTTATACTGCAAGAATATCGTCAGGATCTAAGATGGTAGCTATTACCTCATCATCGTTAATGATTCTGCATTCAGATTCATCTCCAAGTCTAAAGCGAGCGCCAGCATATCTCCCTATTAATACCCATTGTTTTTCCTGACACCAAGGCTTAGCAAACTTGCTAGAGTCTTTGTAGCAATCAGGACCCATTTTAACAACATACCCTACAACAGTCGCTAGAGACTCTCTATCAACGGTTGACTGTACTAGGTGAATACCACCTTCTGTTACTGCCTTACCTTTGTACGGAAGAATAAGCATTCTCCATCCAGTAGGTTGAGGCATTCTTTCTAAGATTGATTTATCTAAAAGCGTAGGATCTAAAACCCTAGCTCCTTGATCAACATAAGGAATGTTTTCTTCCGCAGAAGAAGTTTCTTTTGTTGTTTCTTTTGTATTTTCTTTTTTTTGCTCAGCTTCTTTTTCTATTGCTTGAGCGACATGATCAGGGACGTGTATCTTCGGCATCTTCTTGTATTTTTCCTAGCAGTTCCCTAAATGAATTTTCTGCGTCAACGAGGGAACTGTAACGTCCACACAGATACTGATATTGTGCAAAGTCTTTAGCCCCAGCTAAAATAACATCTTTTACACTTTCTTTTTGGGCCTCAATTTCTTTTAAAAATTTTTGGCCTATCCAAACTACCGACACTTAATAAATGCCAGAAAACTTGCCGCCGTATTCAGCAGCGCCCATGCCTCTAGCTTTTCCTTTACCCATTCCAGGTTTAGGTGTGGTATTAGCATCAAAAGTTCCTGCATCTGTTTTAAGAGGAACAGAACCTTTGTTACTGTAACTGGTTTTGTTCTTAGTTACAGTAGGAGTTTTTTGTTGTGATATCTCAGTTCTTTTAATCATTTGTTTTATTATCTTGGTTAAATAAATTATTTGCAAGTTTTTATTTTCCTTGGCCTCGGTACTTTTTTCTTTTTTGATTTTTATTTGTTCCTGCACCATTACTCAAACGGCTATCGCCAATAGAAGTTTTTTTCTTTATGTGGGAAAGTTTTTGTTTGGTCCAGGTTTTCGGCACTACTGTTGTTTGTTTCTTTGATCAAGTAATTTAAATCTTGCTTGCTGCTCTAGTCTGGCCCTAGCTGTATCATCTCTTAACCCTGCTATGTCTTCTTGAGCATCAATTCTTTCTCTATCTACGTTAATTCTTTGTTGCGCTTCTTGCATTTTTCTTTGCTCTTCCGCTAAGAATTGTTGTTGTTCTATAGAAAGCTCTTGACCTTTTAGAGCAAGCTCTTGTTTTCTAATTGCTACAAGTGGATCTTCATCTTGAGGTGCCGCAACTTTTTGATTGTATTCTACTAATAGCTCGGCGAGTATTGGAGAAGAGAATTGTGCAAGTATATCTCCTGCTTGCAAAGATAAGTTTTGCGCTTCTTCTGGAGAAGCCTCTTGAGCTTGTTGTTGTAGCTGTTGGAATTGTTGCATAACTTCTGGCGGCATTTGTTGTTCTGCAAGAATGTCAGCTTTCATTTGTAAGTGCTGCATAATGTGAGAATGTATCAAAGCTTGAACTTGCGCATTCATTTGCACCGGAGGTGTGTTTAACAAAGCCATGTGAATTGCGATATGCGCATCGTGATTTTGTTGTGGAAATGCTTGAGCTTGCTGACCTAACAACAGTTTATTATTTTCAAACCCAGCCTCTAATGGCGTAGGATCTGTGGGTGGTGGTGGTGTAAGTATTTGTTCTACGTTATCCACACCTATTGCAGCATACATTCTTTTGTAAGCTTCGTAAGTACCGTTAGGTCCATGAACTTGAGGGTTAGACTGTACCAGCTGCATCATCTCTTGAGCCATAGCTATTCTTTGAGACTGGCTAAATATGTCAGGATTTGATATTGGGAAGATGTCTACCTTTTCATCAAAGTCAGATAACTTAATGGTTGTTTCATTATTAGCTACAGCATAAGGATATTCTTGCGGTAAGTATTCTTGGAACACTTTTGCCATAATCCTAAATTCTTTCTTTTGCGAATTGTGTAAGCGTTTATGAATTGCAGATAATACTTTAGTAGATCTTTCTAGGAGTGCAAGCGTTGTACCTACTGGTGCGTTTGGATTACCTTGGCCTGTGTTTATTTCTGCAATAGAAGCAAACTTCTGGCCTGAATTAACTAAAATATTTAACAGCTGAAGCAAAGTGCCGCTTGGCTCTTTAAATGGTAAAGGTTGGATAGAATCTCTAAGAGATCCACCAGGAGCATCTACGTCTCTAAACTCACCTGGTTGTATCGGAGTATCTTCATCTCTTATTCTAATGCCTCTGGTTTTAAATCCAGCAGGCAAGTTAGCCAAAGTTCCAGCATCAATTAACTGACGCATAATAGAAGTTGAAGCTTTGGACAAGCCACCTATCATGTGCGTCAAACCAAATCCATAAAATCCTAATCCTGGCAAGAATTTAAAATGCACAAAGTATTCTATTTTATTTTTTAGCTCGTCATCTTCTTTGTAATTTCTTCTAACAGAAAGCACTTCATTTGAATTGGCATCTATTGTAACGATATAAGGCAGTTTAATTCCCGTAAGTTCTCCTTCTTCGTCTGTATCTTCAAACCCTTCTAGCTCTAAATTACAGTGAACTTCATACAAAAGAGATACTTCACCATCATCGTATGACGGTTCCATACCAGATAGTTTATCTATTTCTTCTTTAACTCCGCTGTATTCGTCAGCGCTATCTCCACTATTTAAATCTATTTTTCTGTAGAAGCCTAGTGCTTGAAGTTTTCTAACTTCGTTTTCGCCAATCTTAATTACATTTGTAATTCTAGGACAAGTTTCTAGGTCGGTTGTGTAATAAGGAACGATTAAATCTTCAGGAGCAATAAACTTTGAAACAGCTCTGCCTAAATTTTCGTCGTAATAAACCTTCTTAAAAGCAGAACCTGCTAACGGAAGATAAAAAAGCATTTGATCTAATTCTTCATCAAACTCTTCCATTACATGAGTAATTTGATAGTTCATGAATTCTTTAACTCTTTGAGCCTGCTCTTCTACCAAAGCGTCATACGCACCTATAACTTGAGTTTTGACTGGACCACCAGACGGAAGTAATTCTTTGTAAGCTTGAGCTTGGAATGTTGTTACTGCCTCACCCAATAAAGGATGGATAACTCCTGACGCACCTTGAAAAGGCTCAGATCTTTCAGCATCAAATCGCATGCCAAGATATTCTAAACCGTCTTTATAAGTTTTTTCCCAGTCATCTCTGGAAGCTTTGTCTTTTTCTATTCCAGCAATTAGTTCATTAGAAATAACTCTAAGCTCTTGCGAATCTAAAATTTCAGCTAGGTTGCTATCAAAGTCTGTTTCTACTTCGTCTTCCATAGACTCGCCAAGAATAGCGCTGCCATCTTCTTGCATCTCAAAACCGTCTGTCCCTGATTCTCTTATTGCTTCTAAAGCAATACTCATGTTCTCTTGACCAAGAGGAACTTGGTTTTCTTCATTCAAAACGGTTGGGTTTATTTCTTTTTCTATGGCCATTGTATTAGTAGTATACCCTCTTTACTGGTGCTTTCTCTCTGTCTGCATAATCGTCATCAAGAGAGACTAATCCACCCTCTCTGAATCTCATCAGAGCTTGGCTCATAGTATCGCATAGGTCATCATTTTTTCCAAAAGGAAATGAAGCACACTCTTCTATCATCTCATCAGCGAATTTTTTTTCTGGAGCATACACCAAACCAGACTCAAATATTGGGGCTACTGAATGCATTCTGGTAGACTTATCGTGGCCTCTGGTTGGTGAGTAATTAACTACAGGTATGCCTAATCTTCTGAGTTCATGAGTTAAAGGTGTACCTGAAGCCTTGGCTTCAATTAAAACCATATCCGGCTCCCAGTATTGGTATTCTTCGTACGCCACCCTTTTAAGTTCGGGAAAGTCCCAGCGTTCTTTTTGCGCATCTAAAAGAATAATACAGTCAGGAGAATCAGGCGTAGGTCTAAACACACCCCAGGTTGAAATAGCAGAGTAATCGGCTGTTTCTTTTTTACTAAAGGCCGTATCGTAACTTTGAATAATATAACTAACAGGTGGCAAAGTTTCGCTTTCCCAAGCGTTCCACCATTCTCTTTTTACAATTGACCCTTCTTCAGATGTTGGAGTTTGCATCCACTGTGCGTTCCACTTTTGTACTGGCAAGGATGCTTTTACTTTTTGCAGTTCGTCTATTGACCAGAACTCGGGCCACAAAGGATTATCTGTATCAGGAAAGATTGCTGGAAATTCTACAACTTCCCACTGGTCAGCCGAAGACTCTTTTTGAGACTCAAGTAACTTAGCGGTTAGATCTATAGAACTCCAACGCGTCATAACAAGAATGATAGCTCCACCAGGCTGCAAACGCTGCCTAGGTCCAGAGGTGTACCATTCCCAGCAGGCTTCCATAGCCGTAGGACTCAAAGCGTCTTGCTCTGAATGAGGGTCATCAATTATAAGAAGATCAGCACCACGACCCGTGATAGCTCCTCCCACACCTGCTGCGAAGTATTCTCCGCCTTTGTCAGTCTCCCAACGACCAGCTGATTTAGAATCTGCTTGCAGTTCTACTTTGGGAAAAATTTGTTTGTATTCGTCTGCATCCATCATGTTACGAACTTTACGACCAAACCTTACGGCAAGTTCTCCTGTATGAGTGGTCTGCATTATCTTTCTTTTTGGCTGCTTACCCATAATCCACGCTGGAAAATAGGTGGAACAAAATTCAGACTTAGTGTGACGAGGTGGCATGTTAATGATGAGTCTGTTGCACTTGCCATTAGCAACGTCCTCTAACTTTTCTGCAAATATTTTATGGTGACGGCCACAAATAAATTCGGGCCACATGTGATCAATAAACTCTAAGAATGTTTCTTGACAACCATTTTGTTTTTTTAATAGTTCTAAGCGCTCTTGAAGAACTAGAGTTTCTTTGATCTCTTGATCAGAAAGATGTGCTAGATTCATAAAGCAGCTAGCATATTGTCTATACTAACAGGGCCACCTGTATTGTAATTTTTAGGATCATACATTTTTGAAACATCTTTTATTTTACTTTCAGTCAATTGAATATCTCTGTTGTATCTATTTAATCTTTCAGCGTATTTATTAAGTTGAGTAGCACTATTGTTTTCAACATAGTTTTGTTTTTCTTTGTGTAAGGACTTTAATTTTTTTACTAATGGAGCTGTTTCTTTTCTTACTGCTTGCGCTCTTTGCAAAGGATTCATAGATAGTATTGACATAGCTAATATTATGGCTTGGCGTTCCGCTCCCTCAGATCCAACTGGACTAATCCCTGTTTCTTCAAGCAAAGAATTAAAATCATTTGGCTTAATAGAGCCTACGTCTGAAGAAGTATCTATAGGCAATATGGTTTCGTTTAATTGATTCAATTGATCTTGAATGCTTGCAGGACCACCATCCTTAAATGCGTCAACGCCCTTCTCTGCAACCAGCTTTCTTATCTCGTCATCAATCTTAACGTAGGTGCCTGAATAGGGTAGGTTATCTGTTTCTTTAACTTTTCCTATATATTCTGTTGGATCTACACCTAACTCTTTTAATATTTTA